GGGGGTACTAGTTACTTTATCAGCTAAGTATTTTCCACCTAATTTTTTTAATATTTTTCTTATTTTTGAATCGTTAGACATTTAATTACCCCTTCTTATTGTTCATTAACTGAAGACCAGTTTTACCAAACCTATATCCAAAGCTACTACCTATACATATATACAAACATGTACTAAACCAAGGTGGTGTGTTTTCGTTTAGGAAGGTAAAACCCTCTGCTACATACGGCTGACTCCAAGGTAAGAAACATGCTACAAGAATGCCACCAAAAATAATTGTCCAAAACTCATCCTTCCAAGAACCTGCCATTTGTGCTGTAAGGTTCTGTTCCATAAGCATAGAAGATGTAGCTTCTGTCTCATAGACCTTTGCTTCAGCTTTAGCACGAGCAACCTTTACATCTGTCTCAGCTTTTGCTTTATCCATCTTGCCTTGTAACCATGTACCTGCAAGATTAGTTACTGGTCCTAATATTGTACTTAATCCAAACATACTTTTTTCCCTGTTAGATATTTAATTTCTTTAGTTTTAAAGTATTTTTCTAGCCATTTAAAAATTGCTTCCATCAGTCTCTCTTAATTGGTATCTTACAATTCTTTTCAGATGCTGTTAAGTTCTCGCCCTTTTTATGAATCCAAATATAACTCCACGCTTCTTCATTACATTTCTTTCCAAATGAAGATACCTGTGGGTCATTTAATGGTTCAGGCATGTACGAACATGCTACTAATAAAGGTATAACAAAAAATAATCTTACCATTTTACTTTATCTGCCCAATAAGCTGCTGACATCTTACCTTTTTTAATATTTTTACCATGTCTAGCTTTAAATGACTTACGTTTTGCTTTCATTCTAGCAGACTCACCTTTTTTAGGTTTACCTGCAGTTTTAGCACCCTGTTCACCAAAACGAATTATTTTTTCTTTGCCATCCTCACATGCCTTTACAATATGTGATTTAGTCGGATGGTTTGGTGTACGTTTTGGCTTATTACAGGGAAGTTTATCTTTATCTACTCGTTCTGCCACTTTACCCTTGAAAGAATATATGATAAACTAATAAACCTATGATAAGTAATTTACCATAGTCTAAGTCGAAGTTTGTTCCTTCGCCAAATCTTTTATTCCACATTTCAAATTTAATTTTATTCCAATCTATCATGTTGGTTCTCCATTTATTCCTGTAGGACTTCCTATATAAACACACGTACTGTACCCATTTAAGTATTGAGGGTCTTGTGTTATTTTAGCCCTTGCTGATTCTATATATTTATAGCAACTTTCTTGCGATGAAAATGGGAAATTAACCATTGGAAAATTTACCCATGTAGCACTTTCGCTCAATGCCCATAATATTGTTATTATCGGAATCCACATTAAAACTTAACTTCAAATCCTACAACAATATCTTCCATTTCCCAATTTGTATCAAATCCTGAAGAAACATATAGTGACGTACTATTTAATTCTAATACATCATACTCTGCTT